TATATTAATAATTAAAACAAATAAAGGTTATGACAAAAACAGAATTCTTATCCGGTAAATCATTTTCATTAGATGGAGATTACAGCAAGACTACAACTTATAAGTATAGAGAGGTAGGAACTGAATTAGGAGCTATAGAAAGAGAGTATAGAATGTATAATGATATTAATACTGTACTACTTTCAGACTCTATAATGAATGTAGAGAAGATAGGTAATAAGATGATCCATCTATATACTTTCCTATTAGGTAGAAAGATAGTAGATAAAATCAGGTATGAAGATATGGTCGAATTTATTTCGGCCTAATCTCCTCTGGCGGTAAGCTGGATGTCATGTTGATGTAAGTCTTATAGAACATTGACAGTATTGTTCCCTATAGCGGCGTGAGAGCCGTAGTGAGGGCCATACCTATTTGTATATCTCTCATAGATTTTGAGTATATAGGGGTATATATGTATATATTAATTACTATTCTTTTTAATATATTGAATAATCATAGGAATACTAACAGTTAATACTACTAAGTAATGACCTCCATGTAGCTTATCCGGATATAAAAACGCTATAGCTCCTATATATAATTGTAATACTATAATACCAATATACACTAATAACTTTAACTCACTACTCATAACCGTTAATTTTATGTTTATATAATTAATATATGAACTTTTTGTATAATAAACAAAGAAACCGTGGGAAATTTTTTAGCAAATTTTTCTCTATATAGGGGTTTTATTTAATATGTCAAAGAACTTATAGTATTTAATTTGACCTATACTATTTAGGTTATATATAGACGTACTTATTGTACTGGTAGCTCTAGGGTGCTTTCTTTATACTAAGATATGAACTATTTATAGTTAAAGCAACTATATAGTGCATAAACTAGACCCACATACTTTATTCAGTATCTTTGAGCAAGGAGATGAAGAAATCTATAGAGAGAATAACGTAGAAGAACTTCTTGATAATCCTTATGTTTTAATAGGAATGGTTGTAACAGGAGTAGAAAACTTCTATATGATTGATAAGATGTATACGTTAAGACATGCAGAAGAGTATGGCAGAGTGCGGGAAACAATCAAACTTAAGTACTTTCTTAAATTATTTAAATACCTTGATAGAGTTACACCCGTAGAGATGGATGTTGTATATAGAATAGGTTCAGATTTTGAGTTAGATAGATCCATAGATGCTATTAATGATTTACTAGTTTTCTTTGAAGAAATGGAGCATTATGAGAAATGTGCTAAAATAAAACATTATTCCGATCTTTTAGTTAATAAAAAGTTGGAAACATTGATATAATTTCGTATATTAAAATATAAAACGGTTATATTATACATTATGTTAGATTTCATTATTTATTACGGAGTAATAGGAGTAATCCTTTCAATTTTATTAAACCTTATATTATGGGCAATGCATAGACCTTTATTAGGTGGTATGGAGATTTTTGCTTGTTTTATATTATGGCCTACGGTTTTATCGAGTTTTATAAATACGATGAACGGGGTTGAAGAGGAGATAGAGGAATAAATTAAAATCAAAAGGTTATGTTAACGGATACAATTTCATTTAATAAAGCATTAGAGTTAGAGAGTAAAGGTAAGTTATTTATCTTCGATACAGGAGATGATTTAGATTATCATGAAAGAGCTAGGGAGTGGCAAGATAATTTTCTTCAACTAAGAACCAAAGCCCGTCATGTATCTTCTCAGAATATCGCCCAGCATTTTAACGCTCGTTACCTTATAGAGAAAACAAATAAGATAAACGAGTATACATTTGAGTGGAAATACCTAAGAGGAATTGAAAATACCAGCTCTGATAAGACTATAGAAGATTCTATTGAATATGTATACGCTCTTACTAATAAAGGGTATCCTGATTTAGTTAAGATAGGTATGACACGCAATACACCTGAACATCGAGTGAATCAAATAAACGGTACCGGTACGGTAGATCTATGGGAGGTTAAGTTTGCTTTACCTGTCCGTCCACAATGCGGTATGAAGGTTGAACATCAAGTACATAAATACTTTCAAGATAAGAGATTACACGTAAGACATGAGAATGATAGAGAGATGTTTAAGATCGACATCTTTACTGCTATGGATAAAATTAGAGAGATAGGAGCTATATTTCAAGCTGGACAGCCTAAGATGTTTTAAAAACCGCGGTGCAACTTCGCGCGTTTGCGCGGCGAGCTACGCTCTTATTAGTAGACTTGCCCTGCCCTTCCTTTTTTATTTCAACAACATCTCCTTGTTTTATATTTTTACTAGAGCAGAATCCTCCTTTTAATTCTAAAATATGTTCACCATATCCCTTATATAAAGGACAATCATCAAGACTAGAACAGGGAGTACAATTATTGTAAATCTTAGTGATTATACCTTTATTAATAAAAATGATATCTAAAGAAACTATACATTTGTATGTCCAAAAACTATGGATACCTACTGAAGGCATTTTAAATAACATTCCTTTAAATGTAGTGTCAAAATTCTTTCCCGACATACCCTCTGATATAGATTCAGGAGTATTGCAAAAGCCTACATCAAGCTCTGTTTCATTTATAACCACTTTCATACTAATAAATATGAAAAAACTAAAAGAAAAGTTGGTAACTACCGTATTTTTTCTTATATTGTATATATAAATTAAAACGGTTATGAGATATATTAAATTATTATTTTTATTATTTACGCTTTCTATCACATCTTGTTCTAAAGAAGAAGTACGTCCCTCCCTTTGTCCGGATGGTAATTGTGATGGTTCTTTATTTATACCTTTTCCTGTAGATAGTAACGGGTATTATCATGTAGATTTAGATTTTAACGGGGAGTATTTACCTCGATTTGATATCTACATAGAAGGTGATGATGTAGATCCTTTTTACTACTATAACGATATGGGAGTTGTGCAAGCTGCTTTTGAATCTAGTAGTTATTGGGTAATGGATAATGGGGTTGAAGTAGATTTAGTTCAAAATACTACTCTCTATCTTAATAATTCTCCAAGTAATAACGAATATGTTCCTACTAGTCCTTCTAAGAAATGGGGTAAACGAATTGTTGGACCAATTCACCCTCAGTTTATAGGGGATACTATTACAATTAGAGCAGAAATATATTGGGATGGAGGTTCGAATTCAGCTTCTCAATTGTTTGAAGAAAAATTTATTATAGAATAGTTGTTTTTCCGAATTATTTTTATTACCTTAGTAATATTATTAATGTAATTATAAAAAATAATAATTAATATAAATTAATTTAATACATAATATAAATAAATTATATGAGAAATAAAAATTCTATTAGTAAAAAATTAGATAGGCTAGAATCTATACTCCGTAACCTTAACTACTCTATTGGTACTAGTGATAGAACTCTATCTTATAAGCATTTAGATAAAGCTAAGGAACAGTTATCCGACATCAACACATTATTAAATAGAGAAACTCAAGAATAATATGCTAACAGCAGAGCAAATACAGAAAAACTACGAAAAACACCTTAAGATAATTAACCATTATCTAGAAGCTAATAGAGCTATAGAGTGTCATAATATGGTGAAACATATGGAGGATACCTATGTTATGGCTCCTGCTAGTAGTAAGACTTGGTATCACAATGCTTTTGCTGGTGGATATGTAGATCATGTTAATAGAGTAGTAGAATTTGCTATAGCTCAACACAACCTTTACGAAAAAATGGGTGGAACTATAGATTATACTCAAGAGCAATTAGTATTTGCCGCCCTCTTCCATGATTTAGGTAAGATAGGAGATGGAGATCAACCAAATTATATACCTCAGGTTGATAAATGGAGACAGGATAAACTTTCAGAAATGTATACCTACAATCCAGACCTACAGTTTATGCTTATTCCAGATAGATCTTTATTTATTTTACAGAAATTTGGAATAAAGGTAGACCAAAAAGAGTTTTTAGGTATAAGATGTCATGATGGAGTGTTTGATAAAGCTAATGAAGCGTATTTTTTTAGTAATGTTGAATCATCTAGACAAAAAACATCACTTATATCAGTATTACATACTGCAGACTTCTTAGCTTCTAAGGTAGAGTATGATATGTGGAAAGCAAATGGAGGTTCTTCTACTCCTTCAGTGAAGAAAACAAAATCTTCATCAGGAAAAAGAGTAAATTCTTCCCCAGGTCTAACTAATATGTTAAAAAACTTATAATATGAGTATCAATCCTACAACTTTCTTTTTAGTAATCGGAATATTAGTTGGTTTTTCCATAACTTTATCTTATATTATATATAACCTACTTAGAAAAGTAGAACAATACGAGGATATAACTGTAGACCAGACAAAATACCTACAGAATATATCGAATCTTATAGGAGATTCACAAAAGCACCTTAATGATCTAGATAAACGTGGGGTTTTTAAATCAGATGATGAGGTCGGTTATTTTTTTGAACAAATGAACGAAGTACAAAAAGAGCTAAACCGATACATGCTCCCACAAAATTATGGCAAGAAAGAAAGCTAGTAGCAATTACTTTACAAAAGAAACAGAAGAATACATAAAAAGGTACAATAGATCAACTGACCCTGAATATCGAGCTAAGATATTTACCGACCACATTTACTACCCTTTCTACAAATTATCTGAAAATATTATTCACACTTTTAAGTTTTACTATACAGATGTTGAACGTATAGAAGATTTAAAACACGAAGTAGTTTCAATGTTACTTGAAGAAAAAATAATGAAGTTTGACCCAGATCATGGAGCAAAAGCTTATTCCTATTTCGGCACTATTGTTAAAAGGTGGTTAATAAATTATAATAATAAAAATTATAAGAAGTTAAAGCAAATAGGTTCTTTTGACGATATGGAGGAATCATACGAAGGTAGTATGAATGTAATTCTCCCTGGAGGTATCACATTAAGTCAATTTTTAGACATGTGGGTAGAAAGGACTTATGATAGCTTAGATAACCTATTTAGTAAAGATAGTGAAAAGAAAATAGCAGATGCTGTTTTAACAATATTTAAAACTAGAAATGATCTAGATATCTTTAAGAAAAAAGCTCTATACATATACATAAGAGAGATGACTGATTGTGAGACCCCTCATTTAACAAAAGTTATCTCAGTTCTAAAAGACGATTTTTACGGTATCTATTTAAAATACCAAGAAAAAGGTAAAATAGTAATAAAAGATATGTAATCTATTTATTATAAAAAACAATGGATTCGGATAAAGAAATATTTAAAGGTAAAAAGTTATCTGATCTCTTTGAAGAAATTTATAATAATTCAAGAGAAACTAAATCTCAAGTAAAAGGACTGATCGGAGAACTTAAACCTCTTATAGAGAATATAGGAGACGCTACTTTACTAGTTCCTATGATAAAAGAGTACATGGAGATTGGTGTAAAAAACGATGAACATTTAATAAAACTTGCAACAGTAATTCAAAGATTAGAAGCTATTCAAGCAAAAGGAGGAGATGGAGATATGTTTGATTTCTCAGACTTACAAGATTTATTAGAAGAATCAGAAAATACACAAGAAGAATTAAAAGAAGTAGAAGATAAAGAAGATAAAGCAGAGTAATGTCTTATAAAACTACACTAAATAACCTTATTAGTAATAGAGGAGGAGGGAGTAATAACTCTTCATCTTCACGTCCTTCCTCAATATCAGCTAGAGTGGTGGACATAATACTAGATGAATCTCACCCTGAATATAAAAATAAAGGAGGAGGACTAGCTATAAACGGAGTTTTCTACAAGCCTCTAAATAAATCATACGGAGAAACCGTAAGTGCAAGATTACCTTTTGCTTTTCAACCAAACTCTAATATAAAGACAGTACCGGTTATAGGTGAAATAGTAGAAATTATTAACGTTAACACACCGTCTGCTTTAGGTAAGGATAGTAAGGTACGGAAGTATTATAATAGAATAGTAAATATTTGGAATAATCCAAACTCTTCTATACTCCCCGACATAGTTAATAACCCAGATCTAGACTTAACATCGAAAGGAGCTTTTAAAGAATTACCAGATGTTAATCCAATCAAATCAGCACCAGGAGATATTCAAATAGAAGGCAGATACGGCCAATCTCTTCGCTTTACAGGAGGGAAAATTAACGGAACATCTTATATAGACGATTCAAATTTAGGTAAACCTGTAATAATCTTAAGTAATGGTCAAGCAACTTCTGAAGAAGGGTTTACTACTTTAGCAGAAAACATAGATGAAGATAGTTCCTCTATTTATATGACTGCTGATCATCAAATTCCTCTTACACAAGCTAGTGAAAAGAGAGATGCTTACAACGAACAGCCTATAAAAGCAGACCAGTTTAAAGGAAATCAAGTAATTATGAACGGAGGAAGGTTGTTCTTCAATGCTAAAGAAGGTGATATGTTACTTTCTAGTATTAGTTCTATAGGGTTAAATACAGAGGGATCTATAAATATAGATGGATCTTCCTACCTATGTTTAGATGCTCCGATAATGTACTTAGGTAGAAAAGCAAGAACATCCTCAGATAACAATAGGGAAGCAGTTCTTCTAGGTAATCAAACAGAGGCATTTCTAGAAAACCTTCTTAACTTATTAGAAGGTATGGCTAAAGATATGGCAAGAGCTAGGACAACAAAAGGACGTGCAATTCCTGCTATTAATAAAAGAGGTGTACAAGCTCGTCCGGTGATAAGACAGTTAAAAAACTTAATTAACCCAAGTGGACCATCATCTTTGAAATCTAAAAAAGTATTTACAGAATAATGGCTGCTCAATCTCAAATATCACTTTACATAGCAAATAAACTCGGCGGTATTGAAGGAGAGTTAGAATCTAGAATTCAACTAGAAGCCTCTAAAATGTTACGTAAATTCTCAAATCAATGCCCAGCAAATGATGATCTACTAAGTATAGTAAATACTAGAAATAATCTCCTTAGAGGAGTTAACCAATTTCAAAAATCATCAAATAGTTTCGCCTCTTTCGTCAGAAAGTTACGGTCCGCAATAAGAGCAGCAAAAGTAATATTAAGATTCTTACTAAGAAACCCTACCCCAGTAGCAACAGGTATACCACCAAGCGATTACGGTGGATTAGCAACTGCTAAAACTGCTGGACAGTTAACTACTTTAGCTAATAGGTTATATAAGGTTAATAAGTTACTAGAAGAGTTAGAAGGAGATGTAGACGCTATAGAAAGCCTAGTTAGTGGAGTTGCTCCTAGTATGGATAATGTAAGAAATTTACTAGAATCAGTAAACACGAAAGTAGAAGACTGTATCGCCGATCAACCTTCTGGTACAGATGAAATAAATAGACTACTTAAATCCATACAGCCATTAGAAAATACAGGTTCAGAAGGACTTCCTAGTGAAGAGTTTCTACATAAAGGTGCAAACGGAAAAAATTATATATTAGCTATTATAAAAGAACAGGAAGGAGAAGGCCCAGTTCCTAGAAGAACAGCAGTAGCTAAAGATAATATAGGAGTAATTATTTTGAGAGGACAGCCATCCTTTAGTTCTGATACAAAAGTACTCTTAGACGAATTAAAATTTAGGATAGACAACCAACTTCCATAAACTAACTATTTATAATTATGAAACTTGATCAATTAAGAAAAATCATACGAGAAGAAGTAAAATCAGCTGTAAAGGAAGAGTTACAAGAAGTAATGAATGAAGCAGTTAGAATTGCTAGTAAACCTCAAGTAAAAGAAGTAACCTATACAGAGCCAATTAAGGTTAAAAAACCTGTGCCAACTTCTAATAATCCTATCATGGAGATGTTAAATCAAACTAAAGCTTCTATGTCTAGTGAAGAATATAGGAATGTATATTCAGGAACTTCAGATTCGGTAAATAAACCAAACTTTGCCTCTTCAATGGCAGCCAATATGGGAATGACTGAAAACAGAGGCCCAATGCCAGGTTTAGATATATCACAATTTGATTTTGTTAAAAAAGCAGGCGCTGTATATAACAAGTCTGTAGAAAAAGATAAACAAAAAAATAGAGTAAATTAAAATGGCTTTTAATAGTAGACGAATAAATCCTTTAGATCTCCAACCAAGAAAAGCAATTGGAGTCTCCCTTCCTTTATCAGGTAAGGCAGTGTTTAATTCTACTTATCAAACAAAAGATGCTATTAAGACAAACATTATTAATTACTTTCTAACAGGAGTAGGAGAAAGGTATTTGAACCCAAATTTTGGAACTATATTAAGAAGCTTAATGTTTGAAAATATAAATCAAGATACAGTAGACAGAGTAAAGAACACTGTACGAAGAGGTTTATCAGAGTACTTTCCCACTGTTAATCCAGTAGATTTTCGAGTTGATGGAGAACCTGACACTAATACAGTTACGTTAACACTAAAGTACTCTATACGGGATACTAATATAGAAGATGAGGTAGTAATTAACTTTCAACAATAATGGCAGAAGTAAGAGATATAAAATACGTAGCTAGAGAATTTTCAGACTATAAACAAGAGTTAATAGAGTTTGCAAAGAACTATTTTCCTGATGCTTATAATGATTTTTCTCCCACCTCTCCTGGTATGATGTTTATAGAAATGGCAGCATACGTAGGGGATATATTATCATTTTATCAAGATACACAACTTCAAGAAACATTCCTACAGTATGCTAAAGACCCTGGTAACTTATACACCATGGCTTATATGATGGGATATAAACCTAAAGTCACTAATGCAGCAGAGGTTGAACTAGAAGTATCACAGACAGTAGAAGCTAACCCAATAACTAATAAACCTAACTGGAATCAAGCATTGGTAGTAGGTGAAAATGCTGTTATAACATCAGACTCATCTGGTAGAGTAAAATTCTTTATAGAAAATAAAATAGATTTTACTTTTTCTAGCTCATACGATCCAACAGAAGTTGTAATAAGTGAAATACAAAACGGAATTCCAACTCTATTTACTTTATCTAAAAAAGTAAAAGCATTTTCTGGAGAAATTAAATCATTAACAGAGACATATACTACAGCAGAGAGGTTTAGTACGATAACAATAGAAGAACCTAATATCATAGGGGTATCAAAAATTTCTGATGATAGTAATGACGAAATATCTACATGGTATGAAGTACCTTTTCTTGGTCAAGATAGTGTTTTTATTGATCAAGCTAATGTTGGAATAGACGCAGATAAAGTACCCAATTCAATACACTTACAGAAAGTACCTAAAAGATTTGTAACAAGATTTAATTCTCAAGGTCATTTAGAAATACAATTTGGAGCAGGTTCTTCCACATTTAACGAAGACACGTTATTTACTCCTGACCCTACAAATGTAGGATTTGATTCTCTAAACCAGGGTATTACATCTCTAGACGAAGCCTACGATCCATCTAACTTTCTATATACTAAGACATATGGATTAGCTCCTTCTAATACAACTTTAACTATAGAGTATATAGTAGGCGGAGGAGTTGAAGCGAACGTACCAGCAAACACCCTTACAGGATACAGTGTGACTACAACCGCTAACGGCGACGATTCTTACGAAGACTCTTTAACTTTTAATAACCCTAAACCAGCTATAGGAGGAAAAGACGGAGATACAGTAGACGAAATAAGACAGAATTCTTTAAGGGCTTTCGCTGAACAAAAAAGAACTGTAACTCTACAAGACTATACTGTTAGAGCTTTATCTCTAAACCCTAAATTCGGTACAATAGCAAAAGTATTCATAACTCAAGACGAATTAAACAGTACTAAATCAGTTACAGACTCTATAATAGACAGTAATCCACTTGCACTATCAATGTACGTATTAGCTTACGATAATCTTAAAAAATTAGTAACAGCAACAGATTTACTAAAGGATAATTTAAGAACCTATATGTCATACTATATGCCTATCACAGACGCTTTAAATATAAAAGACGCCTTTGTAGTTAATATAGGTGTAGAGTTTGACATTTTAGTCAGACCTAACTATAATAGTAGAGATGTGTTACTTTCATGTAATAATGCTTTACAAGACTTTTTCGAAATATCTAAGTGGAGTATAAATCAACCAATAAATATATCTACCATCTATAGCCTATTAGATAGAGTTACCGGAGTACAGACAGTAAGTAAAGTATTAATCAATAACAAACAAGGAGGATTATATTCAGAATACGCTTATGATATTGAAGGAGCAACTAGAAATAACGTTGTATACCCTTCCTATGATACTATGATATTTGAATTAAAATATCCAAAACAAGATATAAAAGGAAGAACAACAACTATATAATATGGCAGTATACAGAATATTCCCGGATAAAGACGCTTTTATATACTCAGAACAGTTAATTTCAAATACTGGTAAAGATGAGATAGTAGAAATAGCAGGTTATCCTAGTACTTTAGACGGTACAGGAGAAACTAGTCGTATTTTAACTAAATTTAACGACCAGGAGATTGACGATGTAATAAATAATAAGGTTACGCTTAGTGCTACAGGTTCTATGAGTGCAAGCTTAAAACTATACCTAGCAAGCGCTAATGAACTTCCAGTAGAGTATAGCCTATATGCATACCCGGTACATATTCTCAACTCAGAGGACTGGGATAACGGAACTGGTAAATTTGGAGATTCCTTAATTAACTCTTCAGGTGTTAGTTGGACATATAGAAGTGCAGGTCAACAGAATGCATGGAATACCTCAGGATTTACCCAGTTTACAACAGCATCATTTGTAGCAGGAAAAGAAGGAGGAGGTAATTGGTATACAGCATCTAACGGTGAATCAATGGAATTCTTCCAACACCACAATATGTCTTCTACTCACGATGTAGATATAAACATTACCCCAGCAATTAAACAAATATACGATAATACTTTAACTAACAGTGGGTTTATTATAAAGCTACAGGATGAATTTGAATTCTATACAACTGCTTCTATAAGGTTAAAATACTTCGGTAAAGATACTAATACAATATATCCTCCATTTTTAGAATTTGGCTGGGATGATAGAGTCTATGATCAAGGAACACTATCTGTCTTAGACACAGATATATCGACTATAGATATAAAAAATAATAAAGGAGAGTATGCTGATATAGGGAAACAAAGATTTAAGCTTACAGCAAAACCTAAGTACCCTGTTAGAACCTTTACTACTTCTTCTGTATATTTAACTAATCATGTATTACCATCTGCTTCCTATTGGGGTCTTAGAGATGAAAATACAGAAGAAATGATAGTAGACTTTAGTACCGATTTTACTAAAATAAGCTGTAACCCAACTGGTTCTTTCTTTGATGTATATATGGATGGGTTGCAACCTGAAAGATATTATCGTATATTAATAAAAACTACCTTAGATGATAGTACAGTAGTAGTCGATAATCAAAATATATTCAAAGTAGTGAGAAATGGCTAAAGAAAGGATACATATACAAAAAGAATCTTACAAGTCAAATCAATATAGGAATCTAGTTGATAGAGAATTTAAAACATTCATCAAAGAAGAGCCCGTAATCGATACAGATACTGCAACAGAACTTTTTCGCTTATATGATAAGCTATACTACAGTATACCGGTAGAAGGTGAAATAAACTCACATGAATATATTATACAAAAAAGTTCCGAATTATTAGATTACGAAAAAACAAACGATGAAATTCAACCTCTCTTAGATGAAATTTCTCAATTAAGACAGCAACTTTTAGATGCTAACCAACAGATATTTGATTTAGAAAATCAAGAATAATGGCAGATATAAAAAATACTATATATAAAATAGAAGCTAATAGCTTATCAGGATTTAGAGGATTATCTAATAACGATTTACAACTCGTAACATCTGCTGAAATAACTAAAACATTTAAACCTAACGATAATTTTATAGAGTTATCGTATTTTACTTTAGATGATGTAAGGCTCTTAACTATTCCTTCCTACAGTAACTACTCTGTTCTATCAGGCGATACTCAAGATAACAATGAAGGGAATACGGAAATTAGTATAGATGCAGAGCAGGATTATAAATCATATGGGTTTGAAGGCTCAGAGGTAAAAGCTTTATATAACTTTCTAGATTACCCTTATTCTAATACTCTTAATCCACAGGACTTTTTTATAGAGAGTATTTCCCCTGATAGAAGGGAATTAAGGTTACTTTCTATTAATTTAGATGCAGAAGCACTAGAAGATACCACTTCTAAACTTATAGACAAGTACAGTAACGACGTATATAACCCAGACTTTTATTTATACTTTGGAGATAATATATTCTTAACTGTAGTAAATATAGATCAAGAAGAGTATAGGAATACTAATGCAGTTTTAATTAAACTATATAACCCACTACCGAATTCTGTTAAAGTAAAAACCAGAGTGAATGTAGTTGAGAAGGTAGCTGATTCCATAGCTTACGAAATAAACTCAGAAACGACATTAGAAGAACCTGAAATTCCTACATTGAGAGGAGCTAATTTTTCTGTAGAAGTTGAAGAGCAAACAACTGAACCGTCTCAATATTTTAATTATGAAGAATTATTCGGATTTCCAATAAATAATAGTAATAGGGAGTTAAATTCTCTATTTAATGAAAAAGGTTCTGTGCTAGGAATAGACTATTCTGATTATAGTAATTTTATAAATTTCTCTTCAGCAGAAGAAAGAATACGTAATTTTAAGTACAAACTGGATTTAATAGATTCTTATCAAGCTAGTTTAGATATTATTAACTCTACAGGGAATGTTTACCCATCATCAGGAGTAGTAGGAAGTAAAGCGTATTATGAAAATCTTCTTAATAATATAGTAAATAATTTTGATCACTACGAAAGACACTTGTATTTTGAAATCGGACCTACATCGTGGCCGAAAGTAAATTCAACCACATCTTCACCAGCAACAAAGCCATATATAAATGAAAGCTCAAACTTGCCAGACGGCTCTCCAAATACAGTTGCACTTTCATGGTACAACTCAGAACTACAAGATGCTATTTTATATGACGCTCAGAACCCTAATATATTAACAAACACTATACCGGCGTACTTAAAAGAAGATACCAGTAACGAACCTTATAATTTATTTATTCATATGATCGGTCAACACTTTGATAATCTATGGATATATACAGACGCAGTATCTGATAAATATAATGCAGATAATAGGCTGACTAGGGGAGTATCTAAAGACCTGGTTGAAGAATTATTAAAGAACTTTGGTGTAAAATTATATACGAGTAATAAGTCTGTAGAAGATTTATTTAGGTATTTTACTACTAATTCATACGAGTCAGGAGAAGAATACCTACCGAACAGTATAATAACATCTGGAGAACAGCCTATTTCTCAAAACGATTACCAAAAAGAAATATATAAAAGAATATACCATAACTTACCTCTCTTATTAAAAAGTAAAGGAACTGAACGAGGAGTAAGAGCATTAATAAACTGTTTCGGTATACCGTCTGATGTACTTAAAATAAAAGTATATGGAGGACAATCTGCTGAAGAACTACCTTATTTTGGCGGAGAACAAGCTTGGACTAGTTCTTTAGATAAGGTTAGATTAGACAATACCGGTAGTATAGTCCCTGGAGATACTTTATCATACTATACAGGTATATTAAATAGTGATAATAAATATACACAAGACTTACATAGAGTAGAAATCGGATTCTCCCCAGCAGATGACATAAATGCATACATCATTTCTCAATCAGCTGTACTATTTCCAAATCATCCATTTAATATAGATGATTATATTGGAGATCCAAGAGAAATAACAACTAACACCTACTTATCGTTAGAATCATATGCTGATTTAGTTTTTGAAAATTTAAGTTACTATAACTTAAAAGATTTTGTTAGATTGATTAAATTTTTCGATAATGTAATATTTAGAATGGTACGAGATTTTGTTCCTGCTAGATCAGTTACAGATGCCGGGATAATAATAAAACCGCACCTACTAGATAGGAGTAAATACAACTCCCCAGTAATGTCTTGGACGCAACCAGAATATAGCGGTTCAATAGATACTGCATTTATAACAAGCTCTAACGCAGGAGCATATGAAAACATCGGATTTGGTTCAGAAGGACATACTAAATTTAAAAAAGAATCTATAACAAGAGTTCAATACCCTACTCAGACACCGATTGGAAGAAGAAGAGTAAGAGATAAAGAACATGAAGAACCTAAATTTAACGGCGAATTGTATAATTCTTTTATTAGTATTTCTAATGGTGAATTAAACGCTGATAACCCTTTTAAGAATTTAGAATACCCTAATGTTAGGTACGAAGTTCAATTTTACCTTATACCGCCAGATGACGCCTGTCTATTAAGTTCTCAAGACTACCAAACCTTAATTTTGGACCCACTTCTTCCCAATAACAGTTTAGCTAATTATAACTTAAGTACATTATTTGTAGGAAGTGGACCTCAATACGACTATACTGTTACAACTAATGGTACGAGCCAAACCTTAATAGAAGGTGATGTATTTTACAATTTTAACCAGTCTGGAAACTACGATCAATATCAAGTTTTTGAAATAGAAGCTTTTCACCAAGCTAATGATGAAGATTTTAACGGTACTTGTATCAATTCAAGAGAAGTAAAATTAGTAGCTTGTGATATAGATGCTATAGTAA